ACCTGCGGCTGCGCGCGCACCGCCACGACGGCAGGCTGGCCGACGTCACCGCCGCCGACCTGAAAAGGCCGGTTATCGGTGACGGGGTCTGCACGTTGTTTCAGTACCTCCGCGGAAACGCGGAGGTGCCGTGGAACGTGCTCGTCCTGCTCCGTGACTGGGACTCCCGCCACACGGTAACAGGCTACGACTTTGTCGCAGCCTGGACCGAGGTCCAGGAGTTCCAGGCTGAGTTCTAGGACTTCGTCGTCAGGGCTAGGGATGATCCGGCCTCCGCATCAAGCGGGGGTAGATCTGAAAAGCCTGACGTCTCTCTGGTCCTGTATGGCCAATGAATTGGCCGTACGATGCTGCACTAGCGCCGCTCGCGACATAACAACTGTCACGAGACGCGTTGAACACGAGGGGTTATCGTTTTTGGCGATCACCCTGGCGAGCTACGGAAAAGCCATCGAGAGGTGGCTGGAACGTGGCATCGTCGACCCTTCGGACGCAACCGAGTTTCGATTCGGAAGTCGTCTTACTGGTTTCCCTCCATTTCTGGAGGGTTTCCTTGGTCTTGTGTTCAACCGAGCTAGTGGAACGGTTCTCGATTCGCCTTCTATCGAAGCAGTCTATGCCCTTCGCCAGCTAACGCTGTCGTTCGGCAAGATAGCCCTCCCGGACAACCCCAGTAATGGGGTCATCTCTCTCAAGGGCGACCGCAAGGTCGTCAGTGAGAAACGCGAGAGGCTAGCGATGGATGGTTTTATCGAGTGTGAGCGCGAAGTACGTGAAGCGACTCACGGTTGTTCTCCCATGATTGGGAAGAATTCAACCGGATATCCAGCTTGCTTTACGACGAGCTATTCCTGAAGGTTGACAGTGATGTCGCCCTAGGGAAGCTCGTACCTAAGCACGGCTCAGGCAGTGTCGCTGATCGACTTTCCAGCAATGGGAAGTGGATGTTGCGAAACTGGCCGTCACGACTCAGGCAATACTTTCCGCCTGAGCAGTTCCTTGTTGCAAACGAGAAGCCTGAAAGGGTCTCTCAGCTGCTTGAGGAGCTGAACTTCGTCGAACCCGGTTCTGAAATTCCCGTAAGGGTGATCTCAGTTCCTAAGACGCTCAAAACACCCCGGATTATCGCTATTGAACCGGCCGCTATGCAATATGCACAGCAGTCGATTCTGCGGTCGTTCCGTGATCACCTTCGAGAGGATAACTTACTCTCAGGGATGATCGGAATTGAGGACCAGAATCCTAACAGGAAAATGGCCCTTACCGGATCCCTCACTGGGGATCTGGCTACACTCGATCTGAGTGAAGCTTCCGATCGTGTTTCGAAGCAGCATGTAGATAACCTATTAGGTCGCCACACCAATCTGCACGGTGCGGTGATGTCTTGTAGGTCATCGAAGGCTGCTGTACGAGGCCATGGGGTAATCCCCCTAGCCAAGTTCGCATCTATGGGTTCAGCCCTCTGCTTTCCGATGGAAGCCATGGTCTTCTTGACCGTGATCTTCATTGGGATTCAGAAGGAGCTAACCGAACCGCTTTCCCGAGAGATCCTGATAAGGGATTTTCTCGGGCGGGTGCGTGTCTTCGGGGACGATATCATCGTTCCCGCGGATATGGTGCTGTCTGTTGTTCATGAGCTCGAGAACTTCGGTTTTCGAGTTAACATGCACAAGTCTTTCTGGACCGGTAGGTTCAGGGAGTCTTGTGGACGGGAGTATTACGACGGTGAGGACGTTAGTATCGTCCGCGTCCGTCGAGTACTACCGCGACAGCGGCAGGACGCGACCGGTGTGATATCAGCCGTGTCTCTGCGCAACCAAGCCTACTGGGCTGGGTTGTGGCAGACCGCGCGCTGGCTGGATTCTTACATTACGGAGCTCCTTAGGGAGTTTCCGAATGTTAGTCCAGACTCGCCGGTGTTGGGTAGGGAGAGCTCGCTGGGCTATCAATTCCAGCGGCTTGACCCGAATACGCATGGCCCCTTAGTTAAGGGCTATTACGTGCGTGCCAAATCACCTTTAGATCACCTCGAAGGTGAAGGTGCCCTACTCAAGTGTCTCATAGGCAACCCTGACGGTGCGTCCTCTTTCGAGGATTCATCGCTAAGAGCCATCCTATTCGACGTCGCAAGCGTTGATGATGAGCACTTGGAACGTTCTGGACGTCCCGAGCACGTCAGCATCAAGCTCGGGTGGAGGCCGCCC